TGACAATGCTCCGGTTCTTGGCCGGATAATAGTTGCTGGCGTAACACACGCATTTGGTCACTATTGTAGTATTGTAATAATGTTTGATCTTTGATATTATGTAGTCTACTTGGATTATTTGCCCAGCGACAAGATTCAAAACTACCGTCATAGGTAAGTCTTACGTGAAACCACGGACTAGAACAAAAAGTTTTATTGAACATTATTCAGTTATGATACCAAAGCTGGCCCATCGAGCTCCGCCCAGGCTGACCCAACCAATTGGTTTTCCTATTTCAGGTTTATCGTTCCACACAATAGCTCCAATTGGGTTGTTTGAATTTGGGACTGATGAAGAACTAGTCATTGCTACCGAACCAATGGCTAAATTATCAATACGCACTGACCCATCCGGGTGACACACAAGATTGTTTTTATTGTTGCTTGTTATAACTAAGTCTTGACTTCTTACTGTTCCCAACATTGCTCGGTCTTGACTACGCTTACCAACTACAACTTCCACTTCTTGATCCCATACGCTTAATGCATGACCAGGATCAATAGTATTGACACCCACTCTACGATTGCTTACATACAAGCTTTCGCTTAGAAATGTTTCACCGCTGGTTTGTAGCTCTCGAACCACACCAAGTTTTTGTAAATTACTTTCAGTAATTTTGATGCCAATTTTGTTGCCAGTAATTACAGCTTCACCGTCTATGGTAATTTGATTTAGATCAATTCCATCGGTTCTTATTTTATCAAAGACCTTGTTCGAATAACCCTCAAACAAATTCTCATCTAGATTGGTAACAACAGTAGTAGCAGCTTCGATTACGATATTTTTAAACGCCAGACTGTCAGTGGGTATCGTACCTCGTAACACCAAATCGCCTTCGATCTTGACAGAGCCTTTGATATCTGCGCTGGCTGCTATGAGATTGTTTTCGACTATGGTGTGCTCGTCCAAGATCGTAATTGTGCAATCTGTTGCACGATCATCTATCCCGGTACTGCTAAAGTTTGTTATTAGGCCGCCGCTGACTGAGTCTCCGCTGATTGCAATTTCATTTTGTTTTATTGCGGAAAAATTTATACTATTGTCTGGCCATGACGATCGGTCAATCCTGGCTTCAAACTGTTGTGCCACAGCATTGGTCATACTTTGCGTAAAATCAATGGTATCAATTTTACGTGCAATATCAGACAGTATCTGCGCCTTGGCCTGTTTATCCAATGAAGCAATTATATTGTCAGCAGCTAGACGTAGTTTTTCTTCTACGTCTATGGGACGTATTTCAAATTCGTTTATCTTGTTGTCTAATTTTAAACTGGCAAGCAAATTAATTTTGCTTTCAAAGTCGTAGTTATCTAGCGTCTTTTTCACATGGTCAACAATACCTCGCTCAATTCTTTCATTGAGACTGTCTTGGACTTGTGCTACTAAGTTTTTAACTACGTTTTCTAATTGTTCGTTATCCATTACTCAAATATAATTGAAATCACATGTTCATAATTTTTCTTGATTAGACTCTTGTACATTAAATTTTTGTGTACCTGAAAATGTGTTGATCCTGCATCTGCACTAAATTTAGCCAACTGCTTAAAGTACATGGTTCTGCGATTGTAAGGACCATGATTTTGGGTATGGTTATTTGGATAATCTATTTCGTAAACCATTGTTACCCAACTGGCTCGGTCCTTAAAATTCCAATCGTGATATTCTAAAAATATCTGGCTTTTATTTGTGCTTTTGATAATAGCCGGAGTTGAAAATTCCTTATCTTTGAAATCTTGATTTTTATAGTCTCGTACTGTACTTATTACTACCTGATTGGCCAAAGAACAAATTTGTTGTATAAGTGTTTGCTGTTCTGCATCACTTTCAGCAAAAGTTAAAAATTCATCAAATGCGATCACACTATCAAATTTTTTATAGTACTCGTTGAGTTTGTCTGGGGTAATATAATTGATCTTTGGATTTTTTGTTTTTATGTAATCCAAAGTTTCTTTATCTATACCTGTCACAGACACACCATTAGTAATACTTAATAGGGCAGGATTGAATCCTATAAACAATGTGCTCTTGGGCGCAATATTATGAAAGTCATAAACTGACGTTATTATTTCAACTTTCTTGTTAATTACTTCGTTAGCTTTTGGATTGGTCAGTAACGCCGATAAAAGATTTTTTGTGTAATTTGCAAATTCCGTCATTTTATTTCTTTAAACTGTATCTATTATTTATCGGTTCTTAATAGATCTAGTGTTACACAATGAAACCCGCCACCCAGGGTACGACTGTGTCTTAACTCCAATGGTATTACAGTAAATTGGTAGCTTTCAAGGATGTTAATTAATTTTGTTTGATGTTGATCTACGATTACTGTATCGGGATCTACGACCAGCATGTTTAACGCTATCCATTTGCTAGCATATGGGTACTGATAAAATCCTTGTTCTACAACTTCGTCTACCCAGATTACTTCCCAAGAATGAAATACGGAAGGTAAATTGTTCATGTTGACCCTACTGGCATTTACTAAAACTAAACCTTCACGTAGCGGAACTATAGTGCTGTCAATATGTACACCAGAATAAAAATTACATACTTCAATACGAACATCAGGAAATTTGTGTTGTAACCAACGTGCTGCTGCTTGATTGCCACTGGCACTTTCTAAAAACAGCATGGTGTCGTTCAGTCTAAGTACATTAGCTGCGTCTAATATCATGCCCTGGTTGCGAGGCATACGATGCACAATATCGGCACGATAGATAATGTCATCCAGTGATTCCACTTCCATGTCTCTGCATGGATACATCATTGACGGATCAACTATGGTACTACCGTGTATTAGTAATCTATCTCTAGGACAGTAGCCATACATGCCGCCTAGATCTTGATAGTTGAGAGCTTTGGGTCTATGTACTGTTGCGCCACATTTTTCTAGAACTAGTGCCAACATGTCTAGATCTTCGTTGGTTTCGTCAATGATCCAGTCGGGCACAGGTCCACTGGGCACTGGAGTTGCTGTCCATGTGGTCTTTTCGCTTTCTCGAGAAAAAACCGGATCATTGCTAGGCCAATTTGCAAAACAAGCACGGCCTACTACTACCTCTCGAAGTGTATCCCATTCGTTAACAGAGTAAATCATATGTGTCCGGTAATCTGTAGTGTATATCTTGGCGTCATTCCCATATTAGCAGCAACATGAGGGGCGTCCCATTTCCATACCAGTGTGAATCCTTGAATCCAATTTACATAAGGAGTTCTATCGCATTCTGCGTAATGCCCCGATTGCCAATCTTCAAGAAATACCACTGCACGCCGTATGGTATCTTTTTTATCTGCCAAATCAAATAGTTCAATATATTTTTTATAGATGTCAACGTGCTCGGGCAATGAGCTACCAGGCTCCATTCTATAATAACTTGTGCCTATGTCTTTCCAGCCCATGTCAGAAAAAAATTCTATAAATTGTTCGTTCCAGCCAGGTTGTTTGCTACGCATGTCGCACATCCAACCACCAAATGGTCCACGAAAGCCTGCATCCTGCCAGGCTATTTCGGTCGCAGGGTCATTGAATTTTTCTTTAACGTAAGTTAAATTTTTGTATTCGTTGTCCCAGAAAGGAGCAATATTAAACCATTCGTGTGTTGCCATAATGTATGACTTTAAATTGAGTATCCTCTAGAGGATATTTGCGCCATGGGTCAACAATAATACTCCCGGTTGGTAAATCACAATAGAAATTTTGTTGAGCTTGATCGCCAGTATAACCATAGGTAATTTCTCTGTTGTGTGCCAGAAACGCAATCACTGGCCAGTCTCTAAACGGCGGCTCATCACCAGTTAACGGATCTATATAAAAATACTTTGCTTGAATTTCGTCTAAATAATGTCCTATTAATAAACTGTAACTACCGTCACAATAATCAACATCAGGTTTGTATGCTTTTCCCATGATAAAAATAGGAAGGTTAGATTCAATTTGAATACGTTTAAGAAACTTGGCCAAGTTGCGAGCCTGCTGTTCTCTGGCATGCATTACTGTATCAAAAATGTCATATCCTAAATTTAAATTCTCAGCTAACCAACGAAGTGCAATGTTGTCTCTAGGATGGCATGGCCCGGCATCTCCCATGCCAGCTCGCATGTACTTGGGACTCATGATTCTTATGGTACTATTTGCCAGTGCATTGGTCACAACATCAACATTGATGTTTCCGTTTTTCATTGCAACATCTTGAATCATGTTAACTAGGCCAATTTTGGTACTAATGAACGTGTTATAAAAAATCTTGATGCTTTCTGCCTCATCCCATGTGCCTACTACATAGCGAGGATTGTTTTGCATTAATGGTTGGTAAAAATTGATTAGTTCTCGAGCATCGCCTGTTTTGCTACCGTCTTCGGTTCCAATAATTACCATTTCTGGATTTATCATGTCCCATTCTACACTGCCCATAGCGATTAGATAAGGATTGTATATAAAACGAGGTACGGTAATACAGTCTCGTAATTCTCTACGCACTGTTCCGGGCAGCACTGTACTAATGAGAACAATCAATTGATCTGGGCTAGCCCATACATTAATTTGAGCAAGTACCTCTTTAACTGTTGTGTAATCAAAATCTTTGTTAGGCAAGTGTGTTATGGGTTGAGAACCGTCGTAATCAGGATCGTGCGGAGTTTGTACCGCTACAAATACAATATCCTTATCTGCAACTGCTCCACGTAGATTGTCGGATATTTTAATTTTGTCACTCAATTTTGGGTAAATATCGTAGCCGGTGACATCGTAATGCAAAGCCATTGCTTCTGCACAAGGCATACCTAACTTCCCAATACCTATAAATCCAATTTTTTTCATATGATTTCCTATAATAGATTTCAATTTTTTCTTGTTAAAGAATTACTTGCACCAATTTTTATTATCCCACAAGGTTATGTGCCTTCTTGTTCAACAAAAATAGCAGATTTTAAAAAAAACAACGATTGTTATAGTGAATTTCATAACAGCTATAATCACGGACAGGATTTTAACGGAAATTGCATTTGGTGGTACGAAGAGCCTTTAAATTTTCAAGATTTAGAAGACTTGTCTGACCGTACACTTCTTTTAAATCCAGACATGCATCCTGAATGTAGGGAATGGTACGATTGCGAAATTCCCGGTCATGGACCTATAATGTATCATGTAAATTTTCAAATATTTGCCAATTCGGAAAAAAGCTCACTTAAAAAACAGTGGCTAAAGAAAAATTCCCCTTTACTAGACTGGTATTTTTTCTTTCACGGATTTGCAGCACTTGATTGGTTTCGAGATTTTCAATATTTGCAAAATATTTGTGAGCATAAAATTTCAAAAGTATTTATATGTTTAAATCATTTACTCAAAGATAATAGAAGCTATAGATTGTACTTGCTATCTATGTTAGAACAAAATCACCTTACACAGCACGGACTAGTATCTTCGCCGATGCTATCAAATGATTTAATCAAAACTGAAATTTTTAATCCAGAATCAAGATTATCAAAAGAAGGAAAAAAACATATTACACAGTACTTATACGGTAAAAATAGTTTAACTATTGATAATGTAAATTACAACCTAGCCAGTGCAGATATTCCGGACTTTTTTTACAAAGCATTATGGAACGTTGTAACTGAAACTAATTTCTACGATGAAAAACTTCATTTAACTGAAAAAATTTTTAAACCAATAGCTATTAAACGTCCTTTTATATTAGTTTCTGCTGCAGGTAATCTGGACTATTTAAAATCATATGGATTTATGAGTTTTGATAAATGGATAGACGAAAGCTACGATTCAGAAACTGATCCAGACATAAGACTAAAAATGATTGTTAAAGAAATTACAAAACTTTGTCAATTAACAAAACACGAGTTAGATATCATGCACAGAGAAATGCAAGAAGTTTTAGAATACAATCATACCCATTTTTTTAACAAGTTTAAAAAAATAATCGTAGACGAAATGGTAGATAACTTCGAGTCTTGTACTAAACAATATAATCTTTCTCTCAGCGAGCGATTCAGATTACCCACAGAGCTGATAGATTTTAATTCTGTTAAAACACTTCTCATGAGATAGTATCTTCTACATCACACATTTTTGATCAAAACTACCATCGTGAATCATTTCAAAAATTTTCTTATCAAATCTAATAGAAGAATTAACTCTAAAACTATTGTGATTGCAGATGGCGGCATGTGGTTTAGTTACATTTATCCAATGCGGCACATTGGCACTACACCTATCGATTTCTATTGCGCCCGTTACCTTGCAAGGAATCGCTGTATGATGAGACTTGCTTTCTATAACATGATTTGCAAATGGTTCATGATATAAGATTTCAGTATCGTACCAGGCAGTGTACGAGTCATGACAATTTATTACCGGAATATTCAGACCAAGACTCATTCTGCCAGGATTAAGTGTATCAATATGAATAGGGTATTCTGTACCGGGCGCAACAATAATCATGGCTAACATTAAGAAATCAGCATCAAGCTCGTATTCTTTCAATTGTTTCATCAAAGAAGGACAATTCTGTTTTACATATTCTGGATCGGCTGGCACAACAAATTGACTTTCAATCTTACTAACGTCAACTGTGTTAAATTTGTATTGAAAAACTTTCAACAACTCTTTTCGAATAAATGGCAGTAGAGTGGCATTCAGTTTTGCAGTTTTATATAACCATTCCGGTGCTTGATAGATATTGTTCATTGCGTATGTAATGTTGAAATTATTAAGGTTTCCATATCACGTATTCTTGTCCTGGTTGTGTTACTGTTTAAAACAACGAAAAGTTTTTTTTCGTTTTTGATCATAACACTCATTACCAAGCAGCCACCACTGGCACGTACATAACCAGTTTTGCTAACTACCACATTATATTTGGCCACGAGAGGGTTGGTATTTGTATAGCGCCACTTCAAGATCTTTTTCTTCTTAGATCTCAATATTTCACCTACGCTTTGGTTGCTGGCATGAACTATTTCCGAATACCGTTCGGCTGCGAGTAGTAATTTGATTAAATCTCTAGGTGTACTTACATTTCCATTGTCGAGCCCGCTACTATCTTTGAATCTGGTATTATACATTCCTAACGTTTGTGCTTTATGATTCATGTCATCTATACATTGTTGATATCCGCGATGATACAGCTCGCACAACATTTTTGCAGCTTGATTATCTGATTTGATAATTGCTAGATCTAATAATTGCTCTCTAGTAACTGTCAATCCTCTGAGTTTTTTTGCTAGTGGGGTTTTTAGATTTTCATTAGCATCTAGTATGACCATTGCGGTCATTAATTTGGTAATGCTGGCTATTGGCTGTTGAATATTGATATTTTCTTCTTCTAGTATGTTTCCGTCGCCATCGGCAATCAACCAAGACTTGGCAGAAATGGCAGCGGCATTAGAGGACATCGGAGCAAGTGCAGCCAAGGCAAATATTAAAAATTTATAAATCATTAATGTTAATTTAATGTATGATTATAAGACGTATCGCGCGGGTTGTCAAATAATTTGCTGTTATGAGTCAATCTGTATTCATCACGGAGCTCTTCGCAAAAAACTTCCATTACGAGAAAACCACCCAAACTTAATACCATGCCAACAAGACTAGGAATATTAAAACTCCAAATTAATAATAGATAAAAATAAATTCTCAATCCCCACGTGAGCAAACTAGGTGTATCCATTGATGACATTTGCAACCTCCTCTATGTGCAGATTAAGTATTCGAGATATTTTTACAATACTATAACCTTGTTTATGTAGCTCTAATACTGATTTAACTATTGAACTATGTAAGCCCATTATCTTTTTTAAACCTTTCAATAATGCTGGTAACATTATTAATGTCATATCTTAGTCTAAGGCATATATCGTCGACTGAATAGTTGTGATCAAAATGCATACGTATAACCAAGCCAACATTGGCCTTAAAAGTATATTTAAGTGATTTATTTTGGTTCACAATCAATCCACTTTAAATTATTATACCAATTATAAACTGCACTGCCTTTTGGGATAAGGCATCTACCTAATTCAGGACTATGTTCGATCCTTATTTGAACTATCGACCAAACTAACCAAACAAAATACAATATTCCAATTGTCGTGATGCTCCAACATGCGATACGATATTTTAATATTTTTTTCTTACGGGCTTTTATTTTATTTTGAATTGCCTTTTGTCTCATTTCTATGGCAATAGCTCCTGCTTGCTCTTTGCCAACTTTTTTCATCATCTCTTCTACATCAGTCCACAATGCACCCAGTTCAGGTGGGCTTTGATAAACCATGATTTCACGCAATTCTGCGCTCATGTGTTCCAATTGTTTTTTGAGTAGAACACGCTGCAATGCACGTTTACCTAAACTATCTTCACCGTGGTACACTTCAGTCTTGCTACGGCGCTCTTCTTCTTCAAATATTGCAAAACATTTATAATAATTGTCAAAATAAGCACCCAACTGCTGGCCTATTTCTGTGTAGATATTGGTGGTGTCACCAGATTTTTTGTTTAATTCAATTATACGATTTTTTTCGGTGACGTACTGATTCTTTTCGGCAACTGTGGGTGCTCGGTCTCGAAATTTGTTATTGAATTGGTCGTCGAGGTCCTTGAGCACATCCTTGACATCCCCGGCTGCTCCTTTGATATCCTTGTAAAGTTTACAGCCTTCTTTTACAAGTTTGACCGCTCCGTTAGCGAGGGCAAAGAGGGTTAACGGATCCATCGTCACCGCCGCCCGTTTGAAAATTTAATAACCCTGTATAATGGGCTAAACATCTTTGATCCTTTATAATTGTTTTTTGATGGACCAATGGTTATCGAACTTATTAGTACTTATTTGCTCGAGAACAAAAAAGCCAAGTTGGAATAGAATTTACATTCTATGCGGCGGGGTTACCGGGACAGGTTGCGGGGGATTTTTAGGAGGACGGTGTGCGAACCAGCTCATAGTACTTCTCCTTGATCATAAAAAAACCTGGAATTTCCAGGTTTATTTGTATATTATTTTAGTTCCAAATGTGATCTCTTTGTTTAGAGGACTGTCATCTGGTATATAAAGTTTATTGCCTACACCCATCATGCAGTACTCATCTGTTTGTAAATCGTGTATGAACCAGCTGGTAGTTTGTGTATCAAAGTTAACATATACCAAATTAACAGTTTGCTCATTGGGACTTTGAGTGGCCATGATGAGTTTTTCGCCGTATCGTTGTGTGGTAATTTCTGCTTCATCGAAACTGCCACACATCATGCGAACTTGCCGCGTTCTGGGTTCGGCTGTAGCTGCCAGAGCTGTAGTAGCCAGTAAGATGGCAGCTAACATTTTCTTCATATAGTATGTATCACTTGTTTGCAAGTGGATTATCTAATGCTTTTTTAATCTTGTCGTCTAATTCCTTACGTAATTGTTTGATCTCCTGCTCGTTTTCTCGTTGCATCTGACGCACAGCAGAGTCTACATTTTTTTGTAATTCTTTGGTACTAGCATCAACTACTCTTTGTAGATCTTTGTTTTGGGTAGCTGTATCTTTTTCAAGCTGACGAGTGATTTTGTCAACTTCTTGTTTAGTATCGCGTACATCTTTTCTAGCATCCTGTACACTCTTGTCAGTGTCACGTTGTGCTACCTTGCTGTCACGTTCTACACTTTCAACTACTGTTTCAAGTCTACGAATATCAGCTTTTAGATCATTTTTAATGTCTTGGCTGTACTCAACAGTCTTGTTGGTGTTGGCTTCAAGCACTTCCAACTTCTTGTAGACTTCTCCTAGATCAGGAGTAACATAGTCGGCAATTTTCTGCTTCATGTCCATGTAGTCTTTGTATACTTCAAACGCTCCGTAAAGACCACCTAGCACTGTGCTCACAATCGTGGCTGCTATCATGAGCTTGGCTGGAGTAAATGCATATCCGCCGATGCTGATTACTGTATTTTCGCTAAGGTATTTTTCCTTGGCTGCTTCAAGTTCGTCTACTTTTTCGTCGATATTTTTGTTGTTTTCTGACATTTTAATTTCCTAAGTTATATTGTGAATCGACCATGCGTTGGTGAACGCTGTCGCTACCTCCAAACAATCCACGCCCTGCAGGGGTATCTACAGTTCGTTGATTATTATAGATTGTATATGGACGGTAACCGATACCATCAGGTAGTATGAACCTGCCATAATTGTCAAAGCCAGGGCTGTACCCCATGGCTTGAAGTACTACATTTTGCACTTCCATTTGGGCCTGCATGTCTGCTGCCTTGCCTATATCGTTTGCTAGATCTTTGCCTTTGGCTACTGCTTCTTTTCGAGCCGCTTCTCTGCGCTGTTCAGCCAATTGTTCTCTTGCAGTTTGTGGTTTACCTGCAGGTTTATCTTCGGCTTTGGCAGATTGTGCTGTGTCTGTCTTGGAGTCAGACTTCTTTTCTTCTGCGGGCGCTGGGCTAGTGGTAGCGGCTGCAGGTGCAGTTAATTTGACCACAGCAGCAGGATTAGTTTCGCTGGTGGTTGCTGTGCTTCTTGTGGTCACTACGCTGTTAACAACAGGATCAGCTACTAACGGTGCTGCCTGTGCTGCAGGGTCAGATGACTGTGCTAGTACCATAGTTGATGTAGTAGTTGTTGTGGTTGTAGATCCAATGTTTAATATATTCTTCTTGGCATAGGCTTCTGCATAGTTCGGGCATTGATTGCTATATAAACCGTCTTGACTACATGAATAAGCAAATGCATATCCTGGACAGTACGTAGCATACAAAGGACTAGCCGAGCATTGTGTAGTGGCCGTTTGGTAATTGGCACATAGATTATTACTTAATGGATTAATTGAGCATGTGGTCTGTGCTGCGGTATACCCAGGACAATAAGAATATGTTAGTTCATTTGCCGAGCAACTGGCGCTGGCCGTTTGATATGCAGGACAATAACTATGAGATAGTGGATTAGCACTACATTCAGCAACAGCAGTAGCATATCCTGGACAGTATGATCCATATAACGGATTAGCAGAACATTGTGTGCTAGCAGTCTGATATGCAGGACACAACTGATTACCCAGTGGATTTGTACTGCATTGAACTAGTGCAGTTGAATATCCAGAGCATGTTGTACTGTATAAAGAATTTATCGAACATTGATAATTTAAATATGCCACAGCATATCCAGGACAAGCAGGATTCGACAATTGATTGGCATTGCACTGTTGTGTGAACAAAGCTTGAGCATATCCTGGACAACCAGAATCATATAATGCGTTAACACTACATTGTTGTGTGTAATGGGCCGCGGCGTATCCTGGGCAACTTGTGCTAGATAGAGGATTGATTACGCATGGATCTGCTGTATAAACTGCACTGCTATACATGTTTGTGATACTTGCATTGCCCGACGTCCATGGGTTCATGCTAAAAGTTCCAAGGGTTGACATAGGAACACTTGAACTCAATCTGTACTGCTTAGAGTATGTTCCGCTGGTGCCATTATCGCCACCATTATGTGTATTATTTTCTGTGTAAATTGTTGTTCCGGCGCTGTTAGTTAAAGCTGTATTAACACCAGCATCGGAATAGTTCCAACCACTTATACATATACCAAACAAATTCCAAACGGCACAATTTCTTGAACTCACATTGTAGTTATAACCATAATTGAATCCGTGAATGATCGCTCCTGCGCCGGCCGCGGCCAACGCAGAGTTGATTGCATAAGCTTGTGCGCCGGTAGTACCGGATAGTAAATTATCGCTGATGCTAACGGTATTGTAGTTTGCACAGGAGGGCGAGTATGCCGGATTTGTTGCACAAGGATCGACGGAATAGTTTAATCCTATACTCACGTTTCTGATTTGTGGACCAAAGTAACCGCCCCAAAATCCACTATCAGTACCACTAAACTGCACCCTTATGTTATTAAGTCCCGACAACTGATAGGGTGTGGGATAGGTTCGTGTGCCCGAAAATGTAGTCCAATCAAATTTGGTGTTATATGTTTGTGAAAAAGTGTGAACTGTAAAATTTGACGAGTTTCTAGTTAATATACTAGCAGTTAGTGTGTCAACATTACCTTGCCTGTTGTCGTAATTGTTGTTGTTAATTTGCCAAGACCAATCGTACCCGTTGATCTGAATACCTGTGCCACTTAATATACGATTGATTACAAATGTTTGAGCCACAGTAGCATTACTGTAACTGAAGTGGATAGTATTAGTAGCAGGATCATATAGTGGAGTAGGTCCACCAGGCATAGCGTTTGCAGGCAATGAACCTGTGGTGACCCCGGTCCAGGTATGTGTAGTACCCGAAGTAATTGCATTGGGAGTAACTTCAACTGTTTGAGCACCGGCCGAAGCAATACCGAACGCTATCAATAGCGCAACCAGGTATTTCATTAGTCCTTGCTCTTGACAGTTTGCGGCATACGGGCAGGATTGGCATCCCAAATTTCTCTAGCTGCTTCACCAATTTTGCCGTCTACTGGGCAAGGTGTGCCTGCATTCATCATGGCAGTAAACACACGTTCATCTTGACACATCACTGCAACCGCAGCAACTTTCATACCCATGTCAAACAGTGTTTTAGATAACTTTAATCTTTCGCAGTTTTTATCTACAAAAGTTTTTCCGATTGATACACCAAATATTTGTGTTTGTACAGCGCCGCTGGCCGCTACAGCACAAAGGTCGTTGTTTAGTGTAGTTACGGCAGGTGCTACTGCGGTAGGGGGAGGTGATTTAACTGTGGTGGTAGATTCTACAACACTGCGAGAGGTTGAATCTGTAACAATTGGATCGTTGGCAGATGCCGCCGTAGATGTTAAAACAACTGCTGCTGCAAGTAAAAACTTTTTCATGTTAGCTCCTAGGTCATTGACCAGTTTTCAAGGAGCAAAATATTGAAGTTTTTATTATTTGAATCCGGCTCCTTTATTATTATTTAAGGAACCGCGGTATTTCTTTCACAGCTATTTTAAAACCAGTTCGGCACGTTCTTTTATAATAACATAAAAGCTATCAAGTTCACCGCCAAATTTTCCTAGCAAATGTTCTATGGCATCTAAACAAAATTGATAGTTTTTGACTTTTAATTGTTCAATAAGATTTTCATGTAACTTAACGTCAGATTCAAGATTAGGAAGATGAGCCAAATTCATTCGATCTGCAGGAACTACACAGAAAGTTTCTAGTTGCTGACCTTCAACATCAAACGTTTCTAATTCCAACACAGTGTATCTAGAACGCAATTCTTCAGCTACTTGTCTATTAAAGATTATTTGCATTATTTTGCACTTTCGTATGAGCGTTTTTTAATACCCGCATCGTTATATATTTGTTGTACAGCTCGTGCTTGATAGTAGCAATCAATTAGCGCATTGTGAGCCCCATGCCGATCTTTTTTTCTAGGATCGCCGTGTACTGCAAACAAGGTACGACTGTCTCTAATTTGCCAGAACTGCCACGGAGTTGGTCTGCCCACTTGTCTATACAAGTCTTCTAATATAACAATATCAAATGCAGGGCCTTGACACCAAATATTGTCTGCTCCAACTAAAAAACGATTGAGTTCGTCCAGCATGTTGTTAACACTTATCCTGCCTTCCGTGCCCATGGCTTCCTCGCGAACTTCCGCAGTTTGTGTGCCCCACCATGCCACCGTGTCATCTTGCACATGACGTTCCATCGTTAATTGTTCATCAACATCAGGTTTCAAGTACAGTCCTTTTTCATGGTCAACATCTGACTCCCATGGACTAAATTTGACTGCGCCCAGCGTAAGAATAACTGACCATGGTCTGGTACTGAGTGTTTCTAAATCTAGCATCACATCCACGATCAACTCCTTAAAGCTTTGTCTGCTTCTGCTGCCGCCACACGTTTACGCAGGCTGCTTGAACTAAATGAATGATCTCGTCCATTAAAAACTAGTTCGATATTACGATCCCAACATTCTTTCTTACCAGTAAAATCTTTATTCTCATACTCCACACCCAGTATTCTAACATCAACCGGCAATATAAGCAATAGATCAATTAGGTCTTGTTCGGTTTGATACACAACTATTTCATCCACAAATCTAGTGGCGCTTAGTTGTATCTGTCTTTCAACAATACTCTGCACTGGAGGATTTTTACTATCCGGGCGATCTATAGTGGGATCTGTTTGTAGCCCGGCAATTAAATAATCGCAATGATTTTTTGCTTCACTTAACATAGCAATATGTCCAGCATGTAGCATGTCAAAGGTAGAGAAGGTGATACCAATCTTAAGGCCCTGCGCCTTAAGCTCTTTGATTTTATTAAATATCATTAGTATATTTTAATCAGTTAATACGGAATTGTCAACCATGTCACAAAGAATTTGTTTAATAAATTCCTTGCTCATGCACTCGTTATCACAATAGATTACATCATCTTTGGTATAAAATTTGAATAGTCCAAATCCTATGTTTGTTGAAGTCCATTCCACTGTAAACTCATTGGACAAGTTTACAGAGTTTGGTATTTTGTCTAGTAAAGCTTCGACACTCATTCTGCTACTTCCAGTTTAACATTCAACGGAAATCCATTGTTTCTTGCCAACAGTGTGACTTCGATACCTTTTTGTTCAGCCATTTCGTAGGGTAATGTGGCCACAACCGCAGACCCTTCTTCGTGAATTTTGATAGTAATATCCGCAGCAGCTTCATCGCTATAATTAAACACTGCCTTCAAACTTTCAATAACAAATTCCATTGTTGTCTGATTATCATTTATGTAAATGATATTGTATAAACTTGGTTCTGGAATATTTGTTTTAGGAGCGATCTTGGGGCGTACAATAGTTTCAGTAGTCATGATATCTGTTTGAAGAAGCAGGGGAGGTTTCCCCTGCTGTTGTTACATTATATTACTTAGCGAAGGTAATTGCAATCTTCTTAGGCAGTTTTTCCTCAGGAATAACTTGTTCTAAGTTGATCGACAGGATGCCGTCTCTAACTGTAGCACCACGCACTTCGATACTTTCTCCTAGTGGAAAAGTTTTGTTGAAGTTACGTGAGCTAATACCTCTGTGTAGGTATTGCCTTTCTTCATCTTTCTTGGCTTTGTCGCCGCGAATTATTAGAAGATTTTCTTTTAATTCAACGTCAAGTTCGTTTTCTGCAAAACCTGCCACAGCCACTTCGATTACATATTTGTTTTCTTCTACTTGAATTACATTGTGTGGTGGATAGTTATCACCTTTGCTGTTTGCAAAAGTTCTATTGAGTTCACCGATAATACGGTCAAACCCAATAGCATGACGGTGAATAGTTGGTAAATCAAAAGTTGTGATATAGGTTGTCATAGTCGTCTCCTTTCATTAAGCAAGTTATGACACATATGAGAGTAGACCCCAACCGGGCATCTACTCTGCATATTCTTTACTTCTTTTCTGTAAACTCGGCATCAACTACAGTGTCATCAACATCGGGCTTTGCGGACTCCGCTGTAGTTGGTTGCTTTACTTCGTTAATTGCATTGGCAGCAACAATCAATTCTGACAATTTGGATGTAATTGCTTCTTGGTCTGTGCCTGCTACTGTTTCTTCTAGTTCACGTATTTTATCGTTAATTTGCTTCGTCTGATCCTCTGACAGTTTGCCCTCAACTTCTTTTAGATCAGTGCGAACCTTATGGACAACTGCATCCGCTTGGTTCCTGGTATCAATCAACTCGCGTTGTTTTTTATCAGCATCGGCATTGGCTTCAGCATCGCGAATCATCTCTGCAATCTGCTCTTGACTTAGGCCACTGTCACTCTTGATAGTAATCTTGTTTTCTTTGCCTGTAGATTTATCTCGGGCACTTACTTTAAGAATACCATTTGCATCAACATCCAGCGTGACTTCTACTTGTGGCACACCTCTTGGAGCAGGTTGAATTCCTTCCAAGTTAAATTCGCCTAATAGTTTATTATATTGTACAAGTTCACGTTCACCTTGATAGACTTTGATAGTAACTGCAGGCTGATTATCCTCAGCTGTGCTGAACACCTGACTGTTTTTAGTTGGTATTGTGGTGTTCTTTTGTATTAGTTTTGTCATCACTCCGCCCATGGTTTCAATACCAAGGCTTAGTGGGGTCACATCAAGTAGTAGAACGTCTTTACGGTCGCCACCTAAAACAGCACCTTGTACTGCTGCTCCTACCGCTACTGCTTCATCCGGATTAACATCACGACGTGGTGCCTTACCAAACAATTGTTCAACTGCTTCTTGTACCTTAGGCATGCGTGTCTGCCCACCGACCAAGATAACTTCGTCAATATCAGCAGCAGTTACGCCTGCGTCCTTCATAGCAATCCGGCAAGGATCAATTGAGCGTTGAATAAGATCTTCTACTAGACTTTCAAATTTGGCTCTAGTAATTTTGATATTTAGATGTTTAGGTCCTGTAGCATCAGCAGTGATGTAAGGCAAGTTAACATCCGTTTGTGTGTTATTGGATAGTTCGATCTTGGTACGTTCAGCAGCTTCTTTTAGTCGCTGTAGTGCCATAACATCTTTAGATAGATCAACACCGGATTCCTTTTTGAATTCAGTGATTAGATAGTCCATTATTCTTTGGTCAAAGTCCTCACCTCCAAGGAATGTATCCCCATTGGTACTAAGTACTTCGAATTGTTTATCACCATCCACAACAGCGATGTCGATAATAGATATATCAAAGGTACCACCACCAAGATCATAAACAGCAATTTTACGATCCGTTTTTTCATTTTTGTCTACTCCATAAGCCAGGGCCGCTGCGGTCGGCTCATTGATGATACGCAGGACTTCTAAGCCTGCAATTTGCCCTGCGTCCTTAGTAGCCTGTCGCTGACTGTCATTAAAATATGCCGGGACAGTAATAACTGCCTGAGTTACTTCATGACCAAGATAGTCTTCGGCAGTTTTTTTCATTTTGCGAAGAACTTCTGCACTAATTTGTGGAGGTGCCAATTCTTTGTCATTCGCCCGAACCCATGCATCACCATTTGTGGCTTCCATAATAGTATATGGCATTAGGTCAATATCTTTTTGAACTGCTTGTTCTTTGAATTTACGACCAATTAGTCGTTTAGCAGCATAGACGGTATTTCGTGGATTGGTTACAGCTTGACGTTTAGCACTGGCGCCAACAAGAATTTCGTCAGAAGCATATGCGACAATACTAGGAGTAGTACGTGCTCCTTCTGAATTTTCAATTACTTTTGGGGTTCCGTTTTCGACAACTGCTACGCAGCTATTGGTGGTACCTAGATCGATACCGATGATTGTACTCATAGTTTCTCCTTAAAATAAGCAAGTTAGTGTAAGACCCTATTGGCGTCTTACTAATTTATTTATCAAGTAAATATAATACATTATATAATTGAGGAAGTCAAATGAATCATGAAGAATGGATAGTAAGAAAAGCCATTAACAACCAAAATTCCAATCTATTTTTCCTTCATGACTGTTTGCAGGAAGAACAAAATTTAGATTACCCAAAAGATAAACTGTTAATAATTCAGCACTCACATGGTAACAATCACACTCAAGAACAATATTCACTATATTCAAAAGTGTTGGGGTCAAAGTTTCTATATGCAACATCTAACTATAGCTACTTCAGAAGTAACCACGATAATATAGTTTATTATCCTTACTATTTTTTTGATTTTCTTTATGTACCTGGACTGACAAAGTACGATATCAAATCTAAACGTCCATACAAATTGCAATGCTTGAATCTCAATCCATGGGTGCATCGTACTATCAATTATTTAGAAATGAGTAAAAAATCATGGTTCTCGGAATGTAAATTTAGTTTTAATTGGACTCTTAAATTGTACAATGTTGATACTACAGCCATAGGAGCAAACACTCTACATGATCTACCCGGTCCGGAATCAGACGAAATAAAAAGGCGTTTGGCTAATAACACTATTCCTATATTTTTAGAGGATTGGAAGCATACGAATAATCCTATTACCAGTAATCAATGTTTTGTGCATAGAGATTGTTACATCGACTATGTTACAGAAAATTCAGTCAATCAAGAATTTATAACAGAGAAAACCTGGAAACCTATTTTTTCAGGTCAACTATTTTTAATATTAGGTAGTAAAGGTATAATTGCGTATCTTAGAAAAATTGGCATTGATACTTTTGATGATATCATTGATCACAGTTACGATCAAGTAGAGGATTTGCGTACAAAAATTTCAATGATTCATCAACAATTAGATCGTTTAATGATCAGTGATTTGGATACGATTTGGGATAACACGTATGAACGCAGGAAAAAGAATTTGGAATTAGTATATGATCCAGAATTCCATAATTTTTTACTAGAAGAATTTGTTAAAAAAGTTTCTTAGGCAACTGTTCGGATTCTAGCTTTTTGGTCCAGCGGCGTCGTGCTGCACTTTTGGCTTGCTTGCGTCGAGTAGTAGGTTTAACATAGTGTTCGCGGTCGCGTAGATTTTGCAGTAAACCTGATTCGGTTACTTTTTTCTTAAACTTACGCATAGCTTTTTCAAAGTTGTCATTGGCAACAACTACTTTGTTACCCACTGCAATTGGTTGTTTTTTCCATTCGTCTCTCATAAGTTTATTTACTTTGATAATATTGATTTGTAAAATAATCAACAGGATTTATCAATTGATTATTGTTTTTCAAAAACTTTTTAGGACCATAGTAATAGGCATTTGGTAACTCGGCCAAAATGTCTTTGATTGTGCTAAATGTATTTTTTTCTGTATTTACAATCAATGCATCGGCCCTGTTACGTGCTTCTGCAAACCATGGCTCATTGCCCATTTCTGTATGATACAAATAGATGTTAAAATAGTCGTCGGAATTTTTTAAAAATGTACCTATACTATGAATGTGCTCGGCATCAGCATCTATAATTAAAACTGTATGTTTATCTTCTTCAACAAAGTCCGGGGGTGTTACAATGTTTGAATAATCAAGATCTGTTGCCATTTTTTTCCTGTAAGTATTGAGCTATTTGTTCTTGTTCGGCTTCGTTGATATCTTCAGTATCGTACTCGCCTGATTTTAATTTTTCGATCAAAAATTCAATATATTGATCGTTGTAAGTGTATGTATCTGTTCTAGCTTTATCTGCTTCGATCCAACGATCGCCGTTGTATTTAAATAACTTCGAAGGCAAGTAATCTGTTCTTAGGTACAGATCACCTTTTTCTGGATCTGCAGGAAACTCTATACCAAAACTTGACACCGGAACTCGTTTTAGATTGGGTGCATTGTCTGCTGCCGGGCTTAGATTGACACTCACTTCCTCTGGTTGATCGACCACCAATAGTTCATCTAGTTGTGCCTGCAAATTGTCCGCACGTTGTTTTTCAACATTACGGGCAGCATCAAGTTCTTCGAGTTGTTCCTGTATACGCTGCTGTTCCTGCAACCAGTGTATTGAGTCATTTTGCAGTTGATTGTACTGTGCTTCGACGTTTGCTATGTGGGCAGTTTTCGAAACCACTTCATTGTTAAGTTCATTAATAATTTCTCCTGCACTATCCAATAGAGCTTTTTCTTCTGCACTAATAATAATAGGTTCAGGTTCTTCAACTACTTCAACAACAGGTTCTTCGTTAGGCTCAATGGCTGCTAGTTCTTTGTTTATTTCGTCTAATCGTATTTGTTCAATCTCGTCTCGAGACAACTCATCTTCGGGTTCAATTAGTTTTTGTTTGGTTTCGGCATCAAGTTGTTGTTCTATCGCTTTAGCTTGATCAAAAAGCTCTTCTGGGCTAGCGGCTGTGTTCTTGTGTAGGTCAGGGCCATCGGCCACATCACATTCTTTGTTGGGACAGAAAGGACCGATACCTGTGGCATCTACCAACACTGTTTTACATTTTGGGCAAACTGATTCTTCGGCTGATTTTTGTACCTGTTCAAGTTGCGTGGCTGTTAGTGGACCATCGTCGGCTGGATATTTTGCAGCAGGTTCCTCGTCGCGAACCCAACCACCACGACCTTGCCTTGCCCATTCTAGTTGTTTGTTGGCAGCAAGGATCAAGCATAGGGCCAATGGATCAAATACTACAACAATAAGAATAATTACCCAACGTACTGCTGCTTCTAACAAGTTCTGATCAGGATTGTCACCGTAAATTAGTGCTGCAATATATTTGATGGGCCCGACTTCGGCTTCTACTTTTCTAAACTCAGCGGCCAATGGCGCTCGTTCCGCTTGCAATTGTTGTATGGCTTTTTGACTCTTTGTTATTTCGGCTTGTAGTGCGGCACGTTCTTTGGCTTGCTGTTTACGTATTACAACTGCTTTGTCAGTACCACGCTCACTATCTGTGCGACTCAACATTTGGTCTACCTGAGCATTCATTTGCTCTAATGCTCGTTTGGCCTGTGCTATATTTTCTCGTTCAGAGGCGATCTTCTCATCAAAAATAGCGACCTTGCTCATTGCATCGCCGCTTACAATACTTTGATCGGCATGTCCTTTTGACAAGAAACCAAAGATACCCATACTGGTCAACAGCATAAGTGCTACAATAGCAGGTACAAGATAGCTCTTGTATGCCCAACTGACTCGTTGCCAATTGTTGTGTAGCCAAACTGTGGCAACAATTTTACCAGCTTCTAACGAACCGCCCATGATCATGACTGGTATGGCCGCTGCACTAAAAATGGCAATGAGACCAGCGACTGAATACCAAGCAGCGATTGCAGAAATGGTGATCGCTATCACCAACATTAGGTAACCAAATATCATAGTCAGTATTTATAGAGTTATAGATTGAATATACTATACTTGTATATAGATGTCAACAGTTTTGATTGAATTGATAGTTTATATTTTGACGCCAATAAAAATTTTAAATTTTTATTAAGGGGGATTACCTGACCTATAAGTAAATCCAGTTATTACTCCATTGACCGCAGTGT